ATTCTTTTGCAGCGTTGTTTAATTCTGTTTCGTTTTTACCTTGACTTAAATAATCCCAACCCAGTGATCCAAGATCATATCTAAATCTATTTTCATTTACTAGTGATGCTGCAATCATCGTATCAACTATTCGACCATTAATTTTTATACCCATGGCTCTGATCCATGACACATCATACATGGCGTTGTGAAATATTTTTGTAGAAGTAGTTTTACAAATGTCTGTAAACCATTGAATTACTTTACTTTTTTCTAGATTACCACCACCTTCATGATCGAATGGAAAGTATCCAGAGTAGCCATCTGTTGCAACTGCAATGCCTACAACCTTACCTTTACCAATCACAGAACCAGATCCCATAGTTTTTAAATCTGGGTCGTGTGTTTCTAAATCGATTGCAATCTCCTCACAAAATCTTAGATCCGGAAACTCTTTGGGTTTAACCCATTCCGTTTGTGCCTTAAATATCATTTATAATCTCTTTCAATTATCATTTCTAAATAATGTATGGCTTTCAATATGTCATCCTTTTTCCCCTTGTGCGGGTGTCTGCATATGTACTTTATAGCGTTACCCTCTGCAAAAAGCAACTTATTATCATTTATAAACTTAGAGGGCTGTATTTTAAAACTGATGTAGTGTGCACCAGAAATTTGTTTGTCATATGCACTCATAATTTAAACTCCTTAGATTTGTTTTGTGATTTTATTAAATATAAATTTTTCATAGTTCGTGTAATACCCACATACCAAACCCTGTATTCTTCATCTTGTTTAGCTGCAGATTTTTTTGCTCCTTTAATTGTGTTTGCTGTTTCATTTAAAAATAATACTACGTTTGTGGCCTCACCACCTTTTGCTCCATGTATTGTTGACACTTTTATTCTTGCATCCTCTGTAGGATTCTCACCATTTAACAGTAATAACTTCATGTAAGTTATTTGACTGTCTGTTAGTTTATTAAATACATCATACCATTTTAAAGATAAGTTCATTGAACCCTCTATTCTTTCTCTAATTCTTTGTACTTGTATCTCTGGTAACTCTATCTTTTTTTGTAACTTAGACCAGTTCTGTATGTCTTCGTATAAACTCTTACCTATACTATTACCTTGTGCAGTATTAAAAAAGAAACCTTTCTTTTTTAAAAAAGTAATAACAGGTTTTAATAATGATTTAGTTCTTGTTAAAATTAACCAATCACCTTTCGACATGTCTATGTCAGATAGTTTATATCTTTCAAAAATTTCTCCAGATTCAGCCTTTGGAAAATACTCTTTGTCAATCCTATTTTCTTGTATTCTATCAATGACATCTAATGCTTTTTTCTGTATAATAGTCGGCACTCTTTCTGATTGTTTTAGAGGTATTTCCTCAGCCTTCCAGTTTATAAAAGAATCTACATCTGCACCAGCCCAACCAAAGATAGCTTGGTCATCATCTCCTGCAACCCATACATCACAATTTGTATCTTTCTCAATCTTTTTTATCATAGACCATTGTATTAAAGATAGATCCTGCGCCTCATCTACAAAGATAACATCAAACTTAGGTGAAACACCTTTATCTAAAAACTTTTGTATCATGTCAGTAAAATCAATCAGACCAAATACTTTCTTATAGCTATTTATCTCTTGTTCTATGGCATCTAGTTTATCTCGTTCTATTCTTGATAGATGTTCGTTTTTATCTAATTGATCCATGACAGATATCTCTCTAACTCTTGCAAGGTTTATCATGCTTAAATATTCACTGTCAGATGAAAAGATACCATTCCAGTTATTGGTTTCATATGATGCATACTTTATTTGTATACCACAAGTCTCACCTATTACTTTATAGTTTAGTTCTTGCATGACGTTTTCTTCTTTGAGGCCAAGAGTATTAAATGCCAAAGAGTGTAGTGTTTGAAAGTATCTTATATCTTTCTTTGTAAGTTCTGTTTTTACTTTTAAGAATCTATCTCTTGCCTCACCTGCAGCTTTACGAGTGAATGCAAAGTAACCTATTTTATTTAAAGGTACACCTATATCAGAATATCTTTGCACATTGTTTAGTAATCTCCTAGTCTTACCTGTGCCCGGTGGACCTACAACTTTATATCTCATTAGTAGTTGTCCCCTTTTCTTTCTACTGGTTTGTATTCTATTTTATCTATATGCATCTGTTCTAATCTACATACTTTGACAGTTTTATTATCTATGTTTAAAGAGTGATTAAACTCTACACCACACTTGTCTTTTAGTTTTTGTGCTATTCTCTCCTCTGGTATTTTCCAACTTGCACCTAGATGATCTATAAAAGAATTAAATCTAAAGTAATGATAACCCTCTTCTGTTAGACATGACCCACTATTTATCTGTATTCTTTGTTTAGCTCTTGGCCCGTTGACACAGTATTGATATAACTCTTCTCTTAATCTATCCTCTATCTGCGTACCTGCAGGCGGTGATATCTTAACAGAGTTCTTTCTAATCTCCGTCAGCTTTGCTCTAAAATCTTTTGCTTTTAGTGGCTCATGGTAGATACCAGTTTGCTCCCATATCAAATCTAATAGTTCTGTCTGCTTTGTTATCAGTCGCCTGTTACCTGCTATCACTCCAGCTTTTGTGCCATCTGGTAACGCCACGTTAAACCTGTATTCAGGTTCTGCATACATGATAATCTCAAAGTCTGTAATATCAGGAAACATGGTGATGCTATCTGATTTGACACCGAATGGCCTAGAGTAACATAGACTACGCATACATTTACTTTGTATTGGATCTTCGTAACACGTATGACCTGCTGTATCTTTTTTCCATGCAGTTAACTTGGTATCTAACTTAGCTTTATCCCATGGGTCTTCTAGATAATTATAGTTTGCTTTTGCAACATGATCTGGCCATTTATCTTTGTATTTCTTTTTAGCAAAGACCATGTAATTATACATGAACCTATCTCTACCATCATCTAACTTTCTCTTTGAACATAGTGCTAAACATGGTGGACCATCTTCAAACTCTTCGCTAGTTCCAACTAATATATTCTTGTATGTTTCTGTTACTAATTTTTCTAAATCGTCTTTGCCTATTTTGTTTTGATTTGCAAACTCTACAAATTTTGGTAGGTCTAACTTGTTATTGTCTTTATCTACAGCGTATCGGTGCGTATGTCCGTTGTTATAGTATGGTAGGTTTATAAAGTTACCTGGTTTTATGTCGCCTTTGTCATCTTCCTTTAGTTCTTTCTGTTTAGGAAAAACCTCTGTCGTGGGATCTAGTCCAAGAGGCAGTAGAAAAGATTTTAATGCTGATATTAAATCTATCGCTGGTATTGGTTCTTTTAAAAATAAATAACAATGCAAGCCACCACTTTTTGATAGCAAAGGTATCAAAGGTAGTTTGTATTGTTGGAATAGTGCTAAGTAGTTTTCTATTTTAAATTTAGAATAGTTTTTAGGATCAATATCTATGCAGCCAAACGTAGTTGTTTTATCTAATCTGCATGGTTGTATACCTATGGATATTTTACCTTGTATGTGATCTTTGTAATCACCTTGTGTTATGGGTCGTCCTGCCCATTCGTAGTTCGGTTTAAGTTTATTTTTTTCTGTATCTAACTGAGCTGAAGACATGTCCGCTATACCAAAATCACCTTGGTATCCCGTGAACAATTCTATAAAATCATCAACCATAAAGATCCCTGGGTGGGGTGGCTCCAGTCTCCCTTTACCACCCCTATCTTTCTTTCAAGAAAGAATTAGTAGTTAGCGTCCTCTGTTGAGGCTTCAGCTTTTTGTTGACCTCTTTTTAAAGAACCATAGAATTCTTTAGCCATTTGATAGAGGCTAGCATTATCTACCTTTCTTAACAGACTTACGCTGTAACCATGCCAAGAAAAACTACCAGAGTTTTCTACTGAGTTTAATTTATAGATCCTAGAAAATCTTGGTGCAGGCACCGACTTTCCACTACTAGGATCACTTTCAAACTCGTTCTCTATTAGTGAGTTCCATTGTCTACTCGTTTTTAATTGAGTAGTCTTCATGGTCATCAAAGCCTTCTCAGGCTTATTACCTAAAATGATAACAAAGTGGTTAGCTGTTTTGATAATCTCATTACCATTAGCTAACATGTCCTTGTTTCTATCATTCTGTGTTGTTTGAGACATGATCTCAGGCCCTCGATCATTATGCACAGGTCTGCCTTCTGCTTTTTCAAAAGGTGCCCATTCAGGGTATGTCATCTTATAGTAAACAGGTATAACCTCTATACCTTTTTCACCATCATACAGTTTCTTTGTAACTGTATTATAGAACATACCGGGCTCTGCGCCTTCCACATACTTTGCATGTTTCTTTTTAGTCTCGTATGAACCTGATTGTAACAGCTTCAAAAAAGGTAATGCTAAGTCCTCTTTGTCAATGTTTTCTAGACCCATGCCTGAGTCTTTTACGAAGTCCAAAGTTGCGACTTGACCGCCTTCCTTCTTTACTACGTCTCTTGCTTCTTCACTCATCTTATTTACTCCTTGTTATTTTTGTTTTGTTTCCCTTAAACAGATTGAAATGTTCAGAGGGTAAGTCTAAGTTTTTACCGACTCGCTCTCTGTATAGTGCTTTGAGAGTCATGGGCTCTACCTTCAACTTTTGTTGGGGCTGATACCCATTACTCT